CGGTCGGGATCACGGCGGCGGGCGCCGCCTCGACGGTTCTGGTCGGCAACGGAGCGGCGGCTGCACCCACATTCTCCGCCACCCCGGTGGTGACGTCGCTGACGCTTGCCAACGGCATCGGCAACGGCATCATGTTCAAGAATGCCAGCGGCACCGCCGATGGGAATATGATCGAGGGAGCCGGGGGCTCGATCGTGTTCACGATGGGGACGCTCAACGCCTTTGGCATCAACACCAACGCCGGGACAACGGTGTTGAGCGTCGGAAATGCAGCGACCACGGTGCTGACGCTTGCTACGACTGGTGCAATCCTGCTCGGCAATATGGGACTCCCGGCGGGCGGATTGGCTGGTGCCGGGTACATGTTCTCCACCGTCGCCAACTTCGGCATATTCTTCGGCTCTGGGGTTCCTTCGCTGGCCGCCGGCACCGGCTCGATCTATGTAAGAAGCGACGGCGCGACGGCGACCACCCGCATGTATGTCAACACCAACGGCACCGGCGGCTGGACCGGCGTGACGACGGTGGCCTGACGTGTCGCTCACCTACGCCCAGTTCGTCGCCTCGATCGCCAACCTCCTGGTGGTGCCGACCGCAGACGCCGGGTTCCAGCAGGCGCTGCCGAACATCATCGACGATGCGGAGTTGCGGCTCTATCGCGAATTGGATCTGGAAAACACCATCGTGCGGGATGCCTCAACACAGGCCGCGACCAACGCCCGGACGTTCAACCTGCCGACCTCGATCGGCACCTATGTGGTGACGGACGAGATCAACATCATCACGCCGGCAGGAACCAGCAATCCGGAGCTTGGCACCCGCAATGCACTGACACCGATCTCCAAGGAAGCGCTCGACATGCTGTGGCCGAGCGTGTCCGGTTCGACCGTGCCGGTCTACTTCGCCAAGGTGACGCAGACGACGGTGATCTTCGGGCCTTGGCCTGATCAGGCCTATCAGGTCGAGGTGGTGGGGACGCAGCGGCCGGCGCCGCTGTCGGCATCAAATGTAACAACGTTGTTGAGTTGGTATTTCCCGGATGTGTTTGTCGCGGCCTCCATGGTGTTCGCCGCCGGCTATCAGAAGAACTACGGCCAAGGTGTGGATGATCCGAAGATGGCTGTCACATGGGAATCACATTTGCAGGAACTGCTCAAATCCGCGCAGACCGAGGAACAGCGCAAGAAGTTCAACCAGGCCGGCTGGTCCTCCAAGCAGCCCGCCCCATCCGCGACTCCGCCCCGCACATGAACCAATGCCTGCCTGAGAAGTGCCCGCAATGCGGACTGCCGATCCGGCAATGTCGCTGCGCGAATCTCGATGTTGACCGCTTGGCGAGGCATTTGTTCGCGCGGGAGTGTGATGCGCTTTCGTTTGATGCGTTTCCGTTCGATGTGGTGCTGCCCTACTACGCGCGCGCCGCATCCATCATCGCGCTGCCTGGATCGATGCAATGACCGAACCCACCACTCCGATCAAGGCGCTGATCATTCCGAACACCGGCGATCTGGTCGGAGCGTGGGGTACCGCTGCGGTCAATGTCGATTGGACCGCGGTCGACGGCATGCTCGGCGGTGCTCAGACGTTGAGCCTGTCGAGCGCCACGACGTTCACTCTTTCGGCACCGGCCGGCGCGATCACGCCGGGGGCTGGCCCGAACCAGGCACAGAACGCGATCCTCAAGTTCACCGGGACCCTCTCAGGAAACGCGGTCATCACGCTGCCGTTGCCTGGATATTACATCGTCAACAACCAATGCACGGTCGGCACCAACTACATCCAGGTGCGGGCGGCCGGGACTGGGCAGTTGATCGGGATTCCGCAGGGGCGGCAGACCAAGATTTGGAATGACGGGACGGATGCGGGCTTCTGCGACACGGCGGAAGTCGGGTCTTACCTCGATCTCGCGGCGTCAACGACGCCGAGCTGGTTCGCTGGCTGCACGACCCCGCCTTGGGTGGTTTGCGATGGGTCTGTCTACAACGTCTCCACGTTGCCGGCGCTGGGAGCACTGTTGGGGTCGACGTTTGGTGGCAATGGCATCACCACGTTCGGGGTGCCGGACATGCGCAATCGTGTGCGCATCCCGATCGGCGGCGGGCGCGTGACGATCGCTGGCTCGGGCGTCAATGGCGCGGTCTTGGGGGCGTCCGGGGGGGCCGACAATCAAACATTGACGCAGGCGCAATTGCCGGCGGTCGCACTGAGTGGCACCGTCACGCAAAATCAAAGTGTATTGACCGGCTCCTTCACCACGATGACCGCCGATCCCGGAACTAATGATCCTGGGGTTGTCCGAAACGTAAACTCCCTGAACGTGAATGGGTTTACGATCCAGACCCAGAATATGGGGTCTGGAAACTCGCACCCGATTCTGCAGCCCACCCTCGTGGCCGGCATCACGCTGATCAAGTCATAACGATCGTGGTTGGTTGGGTAAGGCTCGATGCCGGCCCACAGGGGTAATCCTTCACCGCCGCGCCGCCATGCACCGCAAAGAAAATAAGAGCCGACGCCAAAACCGATAGCGCGATCGCGGTTAACGCCCTGTCGCTCATTGTTTCCGGTCTTTCTCTGAAGGGCGCGATCATTCTACTTACTGCAACCGAAAGTCAAGGCATGCCCTTCGGCGAGGTCCGCCTCATCCCCTGCGTCAACGTAGAGCGGACCCCAACGCTTCTGGAGGCTGGAATCTCCGCAAGCCAGCTCATCCGCTTCAAGGATGGGTTGGCGCAGAAGTACGGCGGGTGGCAGAAGTTCTATCCCAATACCGTCTCCGGCGTTCCGCGCGATCTGCATGCCTGGCAGGACCTGAACCAGACCAACCATCTTGCAGTCGGCACCACGACGCAGCTTGCCGTCATTACATCCGGGGCGCTGGTTGACGTCACGCCGCAGACGTTGACCTCCGACTTTGCGCCCAACTTCTCGACCGTCATCAATACAGCGACGGTCACCATCGTCGATCCAAACATCTCGAACGTCACGGTGTTCGATTCGGTGCTGTTCAATGTGCCGATCGCGGTCGGTGGCCTGATCCTCTCCGGGCTCTACCCAATCGTCCAGATCACGGGGACTCACTCCTACCAGATCACGGCGGCTTCGAACGCCACCTCGACGGTCAACAATGGGGGCGCGGTTCCGGTCTTTACGACGACCAGCGGCAGCGGCACGGTATCGGTCGCGCTTACCGCCCACGGGCAGGTCGCCGGCAATATCGTGGTGTTCCCGATCCCGACCACTGGCAACGGGGTGACCATCGACGACGCCTACACGATCGCCTCGGTCGCCGATGCCAACGATTTCTCTATTACGGCCGGCAACCAAGCAAACGCTTCGTCATCATTCTCCATGAACGGCGGAAACGCGGAGATCGTCTACTACATCAATCTAGGGCCGGCCGCGATCGGGCAGGGTTATGGACTCGGCGGATACGGTCAGGGCGGCTACGGCACCGGCAATGTGCCTGGGTCGCAAACCGGCACCAAGATCGCGGCGGGCGACTGGACGTCCGACAACTGGGGACAAATCCTTCTTGCTTGCCCTTCAGGCGGTGGGGTCTATTCGTTTGATCCGACCGGCGGGTTCGGTAATGCCGGCCTGGTCGCGAGCGCGCCGCCCTTCAACGGCGGGATATTCATCTCGCAGTCCCAGCAGATTCTGATCTGCTGGGGGTCGACCGTGACCGAGAACATTGGAATTCAACAGGACCCGTTGCTGGTCAAGTGGTCGACATCGGGAGACTTCACCAACTTCGTGCCCCTGACGACCAATCAGGCCGGCTCATTCCGCATTCCGTTCGGATCGGTGATCCGCGCCGGCATGGCGGTATCGAATCAGGATTTGATCTGGACCGATCTCGATTTGTGGGCGATGTCCTATGTAGGTCCGCAGTTCGTGTTCGACTTCAACAATATCGGGGCCGGCTGCGGGGCGATCTCCTCGCATGCGGTGCAGAAGTTGCGCGGCGGCATCTTCTGGATGGGGTCATCGAACTTCTATCGCTACACCGCGAGCGGTGTCACGGTTGTTCCGTGCCCGGTGTGGGACTTCGTGTTCCAGAACCTCAACACGGCGTTTGCGCAGAACGTGCGGGCGATGTCCAATACGCCGTTCAACGAGGCTGGGTGGTTGTTTCCGTCCAATGCGAGCGCAAGTGGAGAATGCGACTCCTACGTCAAGTTCAACATCACGGAACCGAACGCGCCGTGGGACTACGGGCCGGCTGGATCATTGCCGCGTTCCGCGTGGATGGATCAGACCATTTTGGGCATGCCGATCGGGGCGTCACCGACAGGCATCGTTTACCAGCACGAGACGACCAACGACGCCGACGGCGGCGTGCTGAACCCATCCTTCACGACAGGGTATTTCTATATCGCGCAGGGCGAGGAGTTCGCGATGATCGACCAGATCATCCCGGATTTCAAATATGGGACATATGGCGGATCACAAGGCGCCAACATTGCGTTGAGCGTCAATATGATCAATTATCCGGGCGACGCGCCGACCACGTTTGGGCCATTCCTGTTCACGCAATCGGCCGAATATCAGTCGACCCGCATGTATGGGCGGCAGGCTTCGTTCACGGTACAGTCGAGCGACATCGGCAGTTTCTGGCGGCTCGGCAAGGTGCGCTATCGCTATCAGCTTGGCGGGCGGCGCTGATGAGCATGAACGATCCGCAGTCGGGCGGAAGCTTTGGTGGGATTACCGATCTGGTGTCCGCGATCAAGGGCGCAGTGCGCAATCTAGCGCAGTTGAACACGACGCTGCAGGCGGTGTTCCCTCGCACGGTCGGCAGTTTCACTCTTGCGGCTGGAACCACCACCACTGTGACGCAGCCGTCCATCAAGGCGAATGCGGATGTGGCGCTCACGCCGACCAATGCAACGGCCGCCCTTACGCAACGTTCGGCTGGACTCTTCCTTTCTGCAATCACGCCTGGAGCAAGTTTCGCGGTCTCCACCCAAAACGGAACCGCCCAGGGCAGCGAGACCTTCACTTATATCGTGGTCAACCCGTCGTGATTGGGCTTTGCGCGCCGAGATCGAGGTTTGTTTCCTGCGCGTGCGCATCGAGCGGCTATTTTTGCATATGGAGAGAGAGAAAAAAACAATGAAGATGCCGAATCTGCAAGCGGTCGGAACGGAGCTTCTCAAGCTGCAGGTGGAGCTTGAGGAGGACGCGAAGAAATTCATCGGCGAAGTGCAAGCGACACGCGAGCATAAGGATGTGACGTTTGGGCGGGGACGCGAGCAGCTTGTAGGCGCCAGAGAAGCGTTGGGCGGCATCAACAAATTCATTGACGAGCTCGACAAAGCAACTAACGGCGGCCCTACTTTGGGCGGCTCGTTGGAGCCGTCCGCGCCGCCAGTGTCGGTTTCGGTCGATCCATCTGAGGTCGCTCAACTGGCGGAGGTGAAGTGATGCCACTCACGCACTCACCAAGCAAGCAAGCCTTATCGCGCAACGTCGCGGCGGAGATGCGTGCCGGCAAGCCGCAGAACCAGGCGCTCGCCATCGCCTACGACGTCAAGCGCCGCAGCCGTGCCGCGGGTGGCTTGGCGCCCGCGCTGTCGCCTGGGTTCGTGCTGCGGCAGGAGGCGCGCGGGATGCATGCGGGGCCTATCCTGTCAGCGGTGGCTGGACGAACAGATCATCACCCCATGAGCGTGGCGGCTGGGTCCTACGTGCTGCCGGCCGATCACATCAGTTCGCTCGGTCAAGGCAATACGGCGAACGGCATGGCTGTGGTCAAGCAGATGTTCGGCTCGGGCGGGATGTACGGCGCGGCCGGGGCGCCACCGATCAAGATGGGGCCCGGTGCGCCGCGAGCGCCCAAAGCCACGATGGCGACGGGTGGTGCCGCCGACAATGGCGGGGCACGTGGCGAAGGCATTGGCCATGCGGTGCCGATCAACGCCGCCGGCGGGGAATACGTGCTGACCCCGGAAGAGGTGGCGCGCGTCGGCCACGGCAATATCAAGCATGGCCATCAGATACTCGATGCATGGGTGATCAACAATCGCAAGAAGCACATCAAGACGTTGAGCAAGCTGCCGGGGCCAGCGAAGTCATGACCGACAAACCAACCGTCACCACGATCGAAATCCGCGACCCGCATCGGGTGCCGGTCACGTTCTGTAATCAGGTCGTCGGCAGCGGCCACCTCAACAACGTGGTCAATATCACGCTTGCGGTCGCCCAGTTCACGCCCAGCACCGACAACACCATCAACCCCGATCTCGTCATCGCGGCGCGACTGCGGATGGACCTCTTCGCCGCCCGGCAACTCCACGAGGCGCTCGGCGCCATCATCGAGCAGGCGCTCAAGCCCGCCAACGGAACGACCCATTGAAAACCGAGTCCAAAGTTCGCCTGGCGCAACCTTCCGATGAGCCGGAGCTGCTGCATCTCTTCCGCCTGATGCATGCGGAAGGTGGCATGCGCCCGCTCGACATCGAGTGCGTGCGGGAAACCTTCGCCCGCGCCTTCGGGCGGCAGGGTGGCATCCTCGCCGTCATCGGGGCGTCTGGGCATATCCGGGCCATGCAGTATTTGTTGATTACGCGCTGGTACTACACGCGCGAGAATCATCTGGAGGAATTGTGGAACTGGGTGCACCCCGATCACCGCAATTCGGACTACAGCAAGTTGCTGATCGATCACGCCAAGAGTTGCTCTGATCAGCTCTCCGCCTCGATGGGGGTCAAGGTGCCGCTTATCATGGGGGTGCTGACCAACAACAGGATGGCTGCCAAGGTGCGGCTCTATCGGAAGTTCTTCGGCATCCCGGTCGGGGCGTATTTCGTACACAACGCCACCTGGGTGGCGAAGCAGGAGCCGGCGGAAGAGGATTTCTGGCGATTGCCGAAACTCTCCAGGCTGCTCTATCGGACGACCAGCGCGAAGCCCGCGAAGCAGCGCGCTGTGAACGGGGTTTGATCGTGTTGTTTGTCACCGACCTCAAGTCTGCGCTCGATGCATATTGGGGCGCAAAAAGCCGACGCGAAGAACAGGCTGCCTATCACGAAATCCTATTGTTTGGTGGCCGGGATGGTTATCCGATCAACAACTGGTGGCGTCCATCCGTTGCGCGCTGGCTTCGTAGGCTGGCTCTGTGGGTAGAGAAAGACTGATCGGCATGGGCAGCAAGGGCAGCCAAACCACAACCTCGAGCACCGGTCCTTCGCCGCAGGCGATGGGGGCCTATTCGCAGTTGCTCGACCGCGCCAATGGCGTGGCGGCGACGCCGTACCAAGCGTATGGCGGCCAACTGGTCGCGCCGGTCAACGCGCAGCAGCAGACCGGCATCAGCAACATCAATCAAAATGCCGGCTTTGCCCAGCCCTACATCCAGCAGGCTGCGGGTTATGCCAACAACGCCGCGCAGCCGCTCACCGCACAGCAGATTTCGCAGTACCAGAGCCCATATACCCAGAATGTCGTCAACGCGACGCAAGGCCAGTTCAATCAAATGAACGAGCAGGCCTTGAACAACATTCAGGGCAATGCAGCAGCGCAAGGCGCGCTCGGTGGCGATCGGGTCGGGATTGCGAAGGACGCCTATTACGGTGCGGTACTGCCGGGACAAGAGCAACAAATCGCCGGGCTCTACAATCAAGGCTATGGGCAGGCGCTGCAGACCGCCGAGCAGCAGCAGTCCAACCAAGCCATGGCGGCCTATTCGCTCGGCAACCTTGGCGTGGCCGGGCAGAACGCGGCTTTGACCGGAGCGAACGCCCAGGTCGGCGCCGGCACGCTCGAGCAGCAGACGCAGCAGCAGCAGCTTGGCGCGGCCTATGGGCAATTCCAG